AAGGCAAGTGCAAAACTTGTGGACGAGCATTTGATGATGCAGCTGTTCTATGTACTCCAATTGCTTGTGAGCACATAGAATGAAATACATACTAGATGATGTAGTTACTTCATTTACAGATCGAATTGCTAGTCATAGATCTGCTTGGCCAAGAATGCAAAAATGCATGGTCGATAATGCTTTCAATACTAAATCTGAAATTGCTTTCGGTAATGACCAACTTGTCAAAGAAGGCACATGGTTAGTATCAACTCCTATGGAGTTCAAAGGTGAAGTCTTTAATCTATTTGGTGGTTATACTCGAGAAACAAGAGATAGAATTGCTAGAGTTTTAGATATGGATCTTGCAAATATTAAAGCTTTGGACATGCCTATCGGCGACATTGAAAGAATCTTACGTCCACGTGCTGCAAAGACTGATTTTGATTTTACTGAATCAGAATGGACTAAGATTCGTGATCTAATGAAATGTGAAGTTATTAAGCATGAAGATCTAGTTTTAGATATTCAAAGAGTAGTTATTGGCGACTCACACTCAATTTCTAGATATAGAGCAAACACTATCGTCTACCGTCATGATGGTTTGACACTTCATGGATTAACTGAACGAGGAGTCAGTTCATATTTGCCTGATTATTTTGTGCCTCATTTAGTTATCTATGCTGGCAACGTTGATATTCGTCATCATCTATGCCGTCAATTAGATCCAGAAGGAGCAGCAAGGAAACTAGTTACAACGCTTAAGATCCAGCTTGAATGGTTGCAACAAACAGGAAAAATAGGAACCTTTGAGGTAACTGCTCCATATCCGATTGAACATGAAGAAAGAAAAATACCTAAAACTGGATTCTATAAGGGAACAGCATTTTATGGGTCTTGGCCATCAAGAGACAGGCTGATGGGTATCATGACTAATGAAATGAAATATCAGTTTGATAATGTTCATCAATGGCCATCAAATTGGTACATGATAGATCCAGAAGACTATGCTAAAACTTATATGGAAAAACCTGGATCCGTGCATTTATCTCCTGAATTCTATGAATGGGATTTAGTCAATAACTATGAAAACTTTTCTCCTGAAGTATATCCAGGAAAGTTATTAGATGTCTAAAATAATTGAAACCATCTATTGGGAAGACTTCAAGCAATATTATGATAAAGCTGTTGTCTTGCAAACAATTAACATTGCAAGTGAAAACGGTCGTGATACATCTGAAGATCTTCATGTAGATGATCCGTTGCAACATCACATCACAATCTATGACACAGTAGATCGTGAGTTTGCTGGATTTAGTAATGCTATCCAGCAGATTTGGTATGGCAGTAATAATCCTAAAAAATGGCAAATCGATAAGCGCTTTGATAGTTACAAGTTACATCCAATGGACTGGATGTTTCTATTTATGATTCATCGAGTAACTGGTTCAGGTGCTTCGTTTTCATATGACCACGGATTTAGGAATAGCATTCTTTCTGATATGGCCTTAGAAGCTGACAACATGATTCACATGCGAAACTTTGTATTGACTCAAATGAAGTCTGGTAGACCAATATTTACTAGTATTGGTAATCAAATACCACAGTTTCCAAAGCCAAATGAACAATATCCTCGTGGATCTCAGCTCTATATAGCAGAGTACATGCCTCATCTGGTAAAAGATTTTTACACTCATTTAAGTTACAATCCTTTGTCCATGTCAATACGAGATGGAGTAGATTGGATAAATGAATGGCACAAAGCTCAAGGTCTGAAGTGCTTTCATTTTGTTATGACTGCATTTGTGATGGACGTTGCTCAGTATTTTCCTGATTTAATAGATCCATGGAGCAGAGTTAACTATGGTTCCAATGCTATTCAAGCATTAAACTTGATATTTAAGAATGAAGGTTATAAGCAAAAAGACTTTCTAGATGCTGCAATGGATCGCATTTGTGATGAATTCAGATCACCATACGATTCTCGTGACCATGAAAGAAATCTCGGTAAAGGTTTAAGTTTAGAAGATGTTGCTTGTGATTATGTCCGATACGTTGAATGTTATGTACCAAAAGGTTATGAGCACTTAAAACCTTGGCAAGTAACAAACAAATCACTTATACCTCATCATACAAAACATTGGACTTACAACAAACATTTGGAGGCTCACAATGTTTAAGATAACTACAGACACTTCAAGCAAGTATTCACATCGGCACAGAAATCAATGGTTAGATCTTGCCGGTGATTGGGTTGATGAAACACAACCACCTAATATAGGTACATTTCATGGTGCAACTATTTGGGATGATTCTGTTACCGGAGTTGGCACAAAAGGTCGTTGGGGTGATCTTTTAGTCAAAACTATGGAATCGGATCATCTAGTTTATGTCCAACCTAGAGTTGGTTGGGCAGGAGTATCACTAGCTGCTCTGGCAAAGAAATATAACAAAAAGTTAACATTGTTTATGCCTTCATCAAAAGTAGTCAGTGACCATCAATTAGTTTGCATCGAAAGAGGAGCAAATCCAATCTTTCGAAGAATTGCAGCAATGCCAGTTCTCAACAAATATGCCAAAGATTGGGCCGAACAAAATAATGCTCAATTTGTGCCATTTGGTTTAGATCATCCCCTTGTTGTTGCGGCTGGAGTTAAATCAACAATCCAACAATGGGGAGATCGAGATGAACCAAGAGATGTTGTATCAGTTATTAGTACAGGAGTTCTCACGAGAACTCTCCAAATTGCTTGGCCAAATGCAACCTTCCATGGAATTGCAGTTGCAAGAAACCTACATCCAGGAGAGATTGGAAGAGCGGACGTTACAACTTACCATAAAGCTTTCAGAGACAAAGCTGATTATGCAGACAAGATCAATGAAGAAATTGACTCAGCACCAACCTATGATTGCAAAGGTTTAGAAAGATTCATGTTGGACAAAACAGCAGCACCAAAAACGGCATCAACTTTATTGTGGAATGTAGCAGGTGACGTAAAACCAGTTACAATGGTCCATTCACAAGTCGATAGTTTTAGAGAATGGGGTGAGTTTAGATGATTACTATCATCGAAGGTGCAGATGGTACTGGTAAAACTACCTATGCTCAAAAATTATCCGAACGATTTAATGCAAAATATTTGCATGCTGAACAACCAAAAACAAGGTTATGGTCTGATGAATATATCCGACCAATTACCTCACAAAACATGATTTTAGATCGTTGGCATTTAGGTGAAATTGTATGGCCTAAAATCTATGGTCGACAGTCATTGTTTGATGAAACAACATTTGACTATTGCAATTGGGAACTTGCTAAATTAGGAGCTAGACTAATTCTACTTACTAGATCCGAAGATGCAATAGCAGAAGAATTATTAAGAAGAGGTGAAGAACTGCAAATAGATTTTGTTTTACATTCAAGATCTTTATTTGTAGAGGCATTTAGACAAGTACGATATTTAGATAAAAAAATAATCCATAGTGAGGTGGTTAGGTAATGCATATAATTACAGAAAATCCAAGCGAAGCTTTAGAGTTAGCAACTCAATATGTCATTGAACATGGTGAAGCAATATCTCCTCGTGGAATGGTCACTAGAGAACTTCTAAATGTCACTTTACAGGTTGAAAAGCCATGGAACATACCTGTATCTATGGAAAACCGTAAACTTAACCATAATATTGGCATCAAAGAAGCATTACAGCTAGTTGGACAAGTTACTGATCCAGAAGCAATGACAGATACAAGTCAAGTGTTTGGAAAGTACATGGACGGTGGCATTCTTCATGGTGCTTATGGTCCAAGAATTCACGGCAATCTAAATAAACTTGTTGACCAACTTAAAAAAGATTACTCAACAAGACAAGCTGTTTTGACTATTTTTGACTCAAATAAAGATCTAAATGTTGATGTAAAAGATGTTCCGTGCACATTAAATCTGCAATATTTTATTAGAGACAATAAGTTAATTGCTAGAACTAACATGAGAAGCAATGACGTATTTCTAGGTCTACCATATGATTTGACTCAGTTTATTGCATTGCAAGGTGCAATTGCAAAGGCTTTAGATATTGAAATGGGTCAATATGTACACGTTGTAGGTAGTTTACATATTTACGATGAACACATACCTCAAGCACAATGGATAAAAGCATACTTTAATGGCTCATTCAAAGATTACGAACCTATGTGGACTGGAAATAGCATAGGTGAGATCAGTCATACCGCAAGATCTATTCTCAAAGGAAACATACCAGATCAATTGACTCGTTTTGAAAGATTCTTGGCAGGTAAAATCAATGACTGAACCTGTTGCTAGATGTGAATCATGTGGATCATGGACTTACTTATATGCATTAGACAAACTTATGGGTAATCCACATTTTTGTAATGATTGTAAAGCAAAACAGAAAGGAAAACGCCGTGTTGCCTAATCAAACCGAAGTGGTTAAGCGATTGAGCGAACTTTCTCGTATGCTTGATGCTGCAACGGATGAAATTGCTGTCAGTGACGATAAAGCAGTTAAAGCAAAAGGTTCTTATGAAGTTGCATATGCCAGATCTTTCCTGCAATCAAATGGATCAATGGAT